CAAATATAGGAATGACATGTGCAGGAGTAGTTAATGATCCTGCTGTTATTGCTGCTTGTGCTGCTGCTGGAGCAATAGTTGCTGTAGACCAAGTTTGGAATGATGATTTTAATGAACATAAGAAATATTTTGTGGATCATTTAATTGGGGCACCAAATAAACCTAATATAACAAATTGGTATAATCCTAAAACTAAAAATTCTGGTATTATTAAAACTACTAGAACTTGGTACGAAGGACCAATTAAGTGTAGAAGTTATGAAAGTACAATTGATATAACACCATCATGGCCTGTAAATTTTGCAGGTTCACCTGTACGAAGAACTAATTTTGGTGTGGCATGTATATTACCAGATGGTAGAGTGGAGATTCAACAATGAGATTTAATAACTATTTAAAATTTTTAATGACAGTATCTATAACAGCAATACTTTTAATGGTTTGGTTTTCAAAAGGCCATGCGGAGGTAGAAGGTTTATATGATGATTTGAATACAGATTTATGGGAAGATAAAGGAGTTATTAAAGTTGAAACAGGTAATGAAACTTATGATGCAGTAAAAATTAAATTAAATGATGAAGAAGGTGTTTTGAAAAGTGATATTAAAGAAAGATGGTTAACACCTGATGGACAATGGTGTTTTGTAACTGTAGTGATAAAACAAGAAGGTGATACTATTACTAAAAAGGAAGTATTACATTGTGCAGATACTAAACACGGTATTACTAAAAATGAAAAAATTAAAGAATTAGAAAAACAAATAGAATTAGAAAAGGCAAGAAAACCAGGTTATTGGGAACTTTTTGCTGAGTTCTATTATAGAGATATTAACGCACCTCTATATTGCAGAAAGTATGCAAAACCTAAAGGTCTTTTCAGTAAGACAGGAACTGTGTGTTTAACGCCGACAGGCAAATGGGAGGTAATGTAATAATGTTTAGTATGATAAAAACACTATTTACTATAGGAGTTGTATGGATTTTAATTGCTTTTTCGTATGCTCCTATTACAACAACAATTGAGAAGACTCAGCTTGTTGACAAAACAAAGCAATTAGTATATGATATATACAATAAGGTGAAAAAGGAGAGTAAAAAATAATGAATAAGTACGTGAAATATATAATGATCGCTGCTTTAGGTCTTTTATTGACTAATTGTGCTCAAAGTACATATAAAATCAAAAAAGAAGGAAATAAATCCGCTACTAAAGTTCCATCTTGGTACATGGCTGATATCGCTGAGAAAAAAGCGTGTGGCATAAAACGATTTGGTAAGACCAAAAATAAAGAGTGTATTTTTGGTACAGGTACTGCTGTATCTCCATCTTTAGAACTTGCGATAGACAAGGCTAAAATGGTAGCAAAAGCAGAACTTGCTGATATTATCAAGGGTGAAATGAACAAGAAAATGAAAATCTTTATAACTGAATTGGGTAAGACCCAACAAAAATCAATTATAACAGATGTTGAAAGTACTCTTGTTAATACGATCAAAAAGACTCAGGTAAGAGGTTATGAAATCTTTGCTCAAGAAGTAACTCTAACAAAAAGTGGTTACTACAGAGCGTGGATTGGGTTAAGATTACCATTAGGTGAGTTTAATAAAATGTACAATTATTCTATTGCTACAGTTGTAGATGCTTTTGAGTTAAAGAAAATGGCTCAAAAATCTTACAATGACGTTGAAGTTGTAGTGGTGGAAGAAAAAGATGTCGCAACAAATTAATATAATTGTTTATAGCAAAAATAATTGTATGTATTGCGAAAAGGCGAAGGCCTTGATAAAAGGCCTTGGCTTCAAGTACGAAGAAAAAATGTATGGTGTTGATTTTAAAACACCAAAAGAATTATTCAAAGAGATAGGTAAACAAGTCAGAACAATGCCACAAATTAAAATAGATGATAAAGTTATTGGTGGCTATAATCAATTAGTTGAGCATTTTACAGATTTAGGTTTAGTGAATTATAAAGGCGAAAAGATTGCTAAAAATGGTTAAGAAAAAAGATATTGGCAAAAGGGATAATATTATATTTTTTCCTTCAGAAAGAATTAAAAGAACAGGAGTAAATACTCCTATTGTTAAAGAATCAATTAAAAAAGAGCATAATAAAATTTATGCTCAAAATTTTTGTGATGAAATAACATCAAAATTATTAGTTTCATTTCATAGTGAAAATATAGACGTAACCAAAGATACATTTTTAAAAGATTATAAGCTCTTAGCAGAATCTCTTAAATCTTTATTATTAAGGTCGTTAAAACAAGGACATCCACTACAAGCAAAGGTTGATAAGGCAGTTAAAACTACTAAAAAAGGTCAAAGTATTTTTGGTATAATGATTGATTACAACAAATTATAAATAAGTAAGACAAGAAAAGAAAAGAAAAGGAAAGAAAAAGAAAAAATGAGTATAAAAGGAAAAGTAAAATGGTTTAATGGAACAAAAGGATACGGTTTCATTGAAAGAGAAGACAAAGAAAAAGACGTATTCGTCCATTCTTCAGCTGTTAGAACTGCTGGATTGCAAGATTTAAATGAAGGCGATGATGTTATATTTGAAGTTGAAAATACTGAAAAAGGGTTTTCTGCAATCAATTTACAAAAAAACGTTTAATAGTATTACATGAATTCCATAAAGCACTTTGGAATATTTGTATAGTATATGCCACTATACAACTTATTAAATTGAGGCATAAAAAGGAGTGAATAATGTTTAAATTATTTACAAAAATGTTTTATAATGACGAATTAAAAGTTATTAAGAAAACAAAAAAGAAAGCATCTACTAGAGGTAGAAAGAGATTATCTAAAAGAGTAAAGGTTATGAACCTTTTATCTAAAGGAGAATCTGTAACTTGGAAAGCAATGAGGTCTAAATTTGATCTTACTTCTCCTAGAGCATTAGTTGATACATTAAGATCAGAAGGTAATATGATCTATATTAATAAAAATGCTAAAGGAACATCATATAGACTTGGTACACCAAGCAGAGCAATTATTGCTGCTGGTATCAATAAATTGTATGGTACAAGTTATGCTTATAACAATGCGTAATTATTACGTATAAATAATTTTGTGGGGCGGAGGAGACCTAGCGGCGATACCGCCCCCTTAAATAATACAGAAATTATATAACAAAATGAGGAGAAAATAACAATGCCAACAACAACAAGTGGAGTAGATTATGCAGGTTCTGCCAGTGGAACTCTTTTAATAAGTGAAATTTTAACAAAAGTAAACAACGCAAAAGACAAACCTAAAAAAGTAGAAGTATTAAAAACGTATGATAATCAGCCTTTAAGACAAGTTTTAAAAGGTGCATTTGATCCTTCAATAATCTGGGATTTACCAGATGGTACACCACCATATAAAGAAAATGATGCTCCAGCAGGTACAGAACATACCCTTTTATCAAATGAAGCTAAAAGATTATGGCACTTTGTAAGAGGTGGTGATGACCGTTTATCAAAAACTAAAAAAGAAACTATGTTTATTCAAATATTAGAAGGTTTACACGCTGATGAAGCAAAACTTTTAATAGCAGTTGTTAATAAAGAACTGAATAAGGTATATAAAGGTTTAACAGATGCTGTTGTAAAAGATGCTTTTGGGTGGAATGAAGATTACAAAACAGCATAGTATAAATAATAATATATTGATTCTATAATATACAACTATAGGGTGTGAACAAAAGTAGAACATTTGTACAACACACCCTATTTTTTGTTGATTTACAACATAAAAAACATACAAAAAAAATGGAATAATGCTTGATTTATATGCCCAATTTGATATAATATAGACATATATTAATGAAAGGATATACATTATGAGTAAAGTTAAACAATGGGCTTGGGATAAAGCTGAAAAAGCAGTTGATACAGTTATTGATAAATTAAATAATAAAGTTATTAATGTTGAAACTGCTAAAAGTGAAATATTAAAAGTTGACAATGTAGGTTTATGTAGCATTGATGAACTTAATATTGATGAAGTGATTGAGGAGGCAATTAAATAATGAAAAAAATATTGATTATATTATCTTTGGTATTTACATTATTTTCTGTAAATGCAAAAGCAAATGACCAATTAGTTGGTCACGTTATCACCGAAGTAATTTTGAACGATAACGTTGAAGGTATGGTAAAGGTTATGGAGAAAGAAATTCAGGCCGTTGCTCATATTTTTGCTTTGGAAATGATTTCAGTATTAGAAGCAAATTTACCTCAAATTTTAGAAGGTATTGCTGCTGAAATGAGATTAGAAGCAGATAGAAAATATAAATGTGAATTGTTGAAAGGTAGTCCAAATGGATGTATTTAATTTAATCTACGAGGCACTACAAATAATTTATGCTATTATACCTAAAGAATTGTTTATAATTATTTTAGGTATTATAATTGTAGGAATTTATCATTCATTTAAGGAGAAAAATGAGAAAAAGACAAAGGGCAATCACATTGAAAAGAAAACTTAAAAGACAATTTTGTCTTGGAAGACAATATAAAACTACATTTAAAGATATTAAAAAGTATTTTAAAGCTTTTAATGCAGTTATATTTGACCGAGAATTATCTCCATTTGGTCAAGTTGAAATCAAAAATTTATCCAGACAAAACTGTATTGGGCAAGTAGTTACCATGGAATGGAAAAGAAGAGGTACTAGACTTTATAAATTGGAAATGGAACCATCATATAAAAGCAGGAAAGATTTTTTAGATACTTTAGTTCACGAAATGGTACATCTATTCCAAATGCAAAATAAAGGAGATAATGGCGGACATAATGATATGTTCTGGTCATTTCAAGATAAGGTTGAATACATAGGTTTAAGATTATAAAATTTAATTATATTATGTCCAGTGAAGAAGAAAAAAATTACATAGATACTTTCATAAAAGATAATATTGAAAAAGGTATTAAAATTGTATATCACACATTACAAGGTTCACATCCAGGTAAAAGGATGTGTTATTATACTGGATATTTGTATAAAGATATATTAGATAATTTTCCTGGTAGAACTAGTAAAAAGATATTTAGAGGTTATAGAGAATTTTTAAATAACAAGAGATTGGTATTCACACAAAGAAAGTTTGAAGATGGTGGATATGATTATTATGTACAGAAGGTGAGATATGTTAAAATTAAATAAAAAACAAAAAGAAATATTAAAGAATTTAGTAAAAGGTAAAGGTCATTTTAAGACACCTACAACTCCAAAAGAAAAAAATGAAAATATTATAGAGGATATTGTTAAATTATATTTAAAGGGATTAGTAAGTTTTCAAAGAGAATACGATATTGATTGGGTTGGTCCTTCCAATGAACACCAAGTCAGATATAAATGGTATGCTATTACACTAGATAAAAAGAAGACTTTAAAAGATATTAAACAAGTATTAAAAGTAGGTGCATGTGCATAAAAAAACAAGAGAAAAAATTGATAAGATAGTTAATGTAACGTGGAAATGGACTAAAATACTATTACTTATTTTAATACTATTATCTGTTGCATTTAGTTTAGGTAGATTTTATCCAAATAAATTAGCAGTTAAACGAGTTAATCATAATTTAGAAAATTATTACATAGTTAAAATAAAATCTTTGGATTTAAGAGAACCTGAATTTACGTATCATAATGATATTCAATTTGTTCGGGCTATGCATAAGTGTATTGATTATATTAATTTTAGTTTAGAATATAAAAATAGAGTGCCTTATGAAATGATTATTGCTCAAGCTGCATTAGAGAGTGGTTGGGGTACAAGTAGATTTTCTATTGAAGGTAATAATTTATTTGGTATTAGAACTTGGAGTAAAGATGTTCCTAACTTATTACCTTTAGGTTTGTCTAAATGGCCAGGTTGGGGTGTAAGAATATTTGGTAGTAAATGTGATAGTGTAAAAGAATATGTTAGATTGTTAAATGAGCATTCTGCTTATAAAGAATTTAGAGAGATTAGAGCAAAACAATTAGAACGAGATAATATGGATCCTTTGATATTGATTAAATTTATTGATAAGTTTTCTACAACCGAAGATTATGATAAAAGAGTTGCTCTAATAATTAAAAAAGTTAGAAAATTAGAAGATACTTACGCAAGCGATAAAAATATAAACAATGATTAAAATATTAGTATTACTTATTTTGTTAATGTCTGGTTGTTCAAATGGAAAGAACCCAAATATAGAATTAAAAGCACTTGATAATTTTTGGAAGTTGTTAGGACAAAATTCTGAATTACAAAACCTTGAAGAAAAAGATGACAAAAAATAAAAATAATAAAAAACCTGAAGATAGATTATTACAGGAAGCTTTTAATGATGTTTATAAGCATTCAATTTTAATGGGTGCTAGATATAATTGGCAAATAATTGCTGCTACTTTAGTTGCTGTTGGTTTGAAAATTTATAAGAGTGTTTTAAAAGATGATGAATTTAAAGGTATGATGAATACAATTAGAGATTCGATGGATGAAGTAAAACCATTTGATGATAAGAAGACATTACATTAGGAAAAATATGAAAGTTAATCAAAAAGAAGAAAAATACCAATTACTTGCAGATTGTATAAGGTCAGATCAGTTATCCGCAAAGCAAGTAAATGACCATTTTGAGTCAGATCCTGACTTTAAAAAATGGTACAAAAAGAGATATCTTAATAATAAATAATAGTATGTTATTAGCAATATTAACCTTATTATCAGCAATTTCTATATCCGTAGTAGCCGCAGGTTATT